GGAGGCTGGCCGGGCTAGGAGTTTGGTGCGGACCAGAGGGTTACCCCGACCGTCGAAGAAAGAGTCGGTGCGGTTGAGTCCATCAATCAACCGGTCTACCCCTTCGATCTCCTCGATGATCACAGTCCGGTTCGTGTAGTCCCAGGCGTCGCGGCGGGTGGTCACCTGTTCGGCGGTCAAGGTGGCCAGGTTGGGGTCGGCCCCCCACCAGCCTTTCCGTACTGCGATCACTTTCGGGGTGACAATGTTGTAGGCGCCGTCGAGGGTGGCTTTGTTGGCGTCCATCAGGAAGTCTGGGCGGATCCGGAACTCGGCGTTGAGGGTTTGCATCAACGTCCGGATGCCGTCCAATGGCTGTTCGAGGTGGTGCCGGCCGGTGTAGGTGTTGAGCCCTGTGTTGGAGACGGTGCCCGACCCGATCGCGTCGGGTAGTAGCGCAGTCAGCGCCGCGGACAGGGTGGAAGCGGTGAGGGTGACAGGTGACTCGATGGCCGGCCCGATGTCATCAGCGTCGCCCAGATGCCAGACCAGGCCGGCCCCGCTGATGCTGACTGGGTCTTCGTAGACTGGTTCGAGGATCACACCGGTATAGGTGGCGGCGGCCAGCATGCCCGTGTCGCCGACACGGAGCGGGTCGAGTCGCTGTGGGACAACGACGATATGGCCGAACACTTCGATCTGTTCGAGAAGCCGATCGTAGGGTGCGTCCGGTTTGAACGGCACCTTGAACGATCCTTGTTGCATGACCCATTCCGAGATCATCGGCGGACCGCCCGGACCTCTTCGTTGAGGTAGGCGAGGTATTGGAGGGTGAGGTCTTCGGCTGTGTCGCCGGTGACCGCGGCGGAACCCCCGATTTCTGATCCGATGAAAAAGTCCATGCTGGTGGCGGCGGCTTTGGTGATGCGGCCGTTGGTGAGGTCCTGGGTGTGGGCGCGGGCAGTGCCGAGCACATACCGGTTTCCGTCAGTGTCGTTTGAGGTGGCTCGGATGGCCGGTGGGGTTGTGGCACCGGTTGGGGTGACCGCGGTGGCAGCCTCTGTGGTTTCCCGTCTTATCTGAAGGTCGATGGTGGTGGACCCGGACCACTGGTAGAAGCCTTCGACGAACCGGGAGCCGCGTCGCACGTTCAGGTCAAGGTAATGCTGGTAGGCGGTGGGTGGGTTCTCGGCTGCGTCGCGGACTAGCCGGACACCTGATACTTCGGGGTCGTTGCGGATGATCGTGAAGTAATGCCAGGACGGGATGACGTTGACGTCGCGCCATATCGAATAGGTGAGGGCTGTGTCCCAGCCGGTACCGTCGTAGTGGGCTACGTCGATGCGGCCGTTGGCGGCTGGGGTGACTTTGACGAGTCCGTTGGAGAGTTCCCAGACGGTTGGGGCGTTCGGACATTCCCTACCGGCGCGCAGACTCCCAGACACCAGGATACGGGCAGCTCCCTTGTAGTAGTCGGCTGGGTTCACCGACCATGTCGGGTCGGAGGTGAAATCGATGCCGTCGAACCAGGTGATGGCACCGTCTTCAGTGGTGCGCTGACGGGCAGTAGGTGCCCCCACACCGGCGTTGTAGACCAACGCTCCAACCGGTGGGGCATGAAACGGGGTCACCTCACTGACGACCAGGCCGTGGTCGTTGAGGGCGACCGTCCCCGAAAGAAGTGACTGAAACTCGACGGAACTGGCCCCACCAATCCGGGTCAGTACAGCCCGGAACCTGACCGAACCACCATCGTTCAGAGTTGCCAGGTCGGCGTCGATGTCATCGATCCAGTAGAACCCGTCACGGGTCGGATCATCCGACCAGAGGACCGTGACCGGGACCCGTGCCCGACCGTTCGCTTGGGCGAGTAGTTCAGTGCGGAGTAGTTGCGTGTTGGCAAGGGTGGTGGCGGCCAGGTCACCGGCGATGGTCACCCGGTCGGTGCGGCCGGCTTCGTCCCGCCAATCAAGAGGTGAATCAATCGCGACGTCGGAACCGACCCGACCTATCTGGAAGCTCATCGTGCCGTCTCCCGCTGCAAGTTCCGCATGTCCTCATCGATACGCTGCGAGCGGAGGCGTTCACCGGCCACACCGAGAGCCTGATCGAAGGTGAGATTTCCTAGCCCTTCGTCGAACCCGACAGCGGCTGCCCTGCCCAGGTCGACCCCGAGCTCACGGAACCGGTTCAAGATCGTGTCCTTGACGTTGTCGACCCCGTTCTGAATAGCCAACGCCCAGATCTCACCCTGCCGTTCGTTCTCTTCGATGCGGGCTTCCCAGTCGAATGCTCGATCCATGTCGGCCACAAGGTCTTCTACGACTCCGGCCGCGGTGGGGCCTTGCTCGCGGAGTTCTTCTACCAGGTCATCGAGGCCGGCGTTGGCGAGGATGGCCAGGTTCGACCAGAACCGTGTTTGTTGTCCGAGTCGTTCTTCGAACTGTTTCTCGAGGGTGTCCAGTGACGTGTCGATTTCGGTCACAGCCGCATCGAAAAAGGTGGTGAACTCGGTGATCTCGTCGGTCAGGTCGTCACGGTATGAGTCGGCCAACTGCTGATTGGCGGCCCTCATTTTGAGTGCCTGGCTTCGAGCAGTCTCTAGGGTCTTGAGGGATTCTTCAATGGCTTTTTGGGAGGCTTCGGTTGCGGCGGTGACCTCTTCGATAGACGCAGCGTGAATGTCGAAGGGGATGTTCTCCCACGAGTCGTGTATCTCTTCGGCTGATGTGGCGTTTGCTCGTTGGGCTTCGTCGTTTTCCTGCCACATGTCGATGAGGTCCTGCAAGGTGGCAAACCCGAGAGTCGTCGGGTTCATGTGCATCGTCTTGTCGATGAACCCTTGCGTTGAGTCGGCGGCACCGTCAGCCCCGGCGCTCACCCCCTCTAGTTTGGTGAGGATGAACGCCAGGTTGGACACCAGGTCGCCGGCCTCAGTTTTGGCCAGATCGATGAGCGGTTTCAGGGTTTCGGCGAGGGACTGCTGGGCGTTGGCCGCCGAAGCCGCCATATCTTTGTTCGCGGCGACGGCGGTCCCGGCCCGGTCGGTGTAGGCGGAGAGAGCGTCAGCCGACTTTTCGGTAATCAGTTCCAGCGTTGCTTGTGCTTTGGCCTGGTCGAGTGCGGCGCCGGTTAGTTCGTCCTGGCCGTTGGCTGCCAGCCGTGATGTGACGGCAGCTTCAGAGATCGCAATGTTGAGTTCCTTCAGACCTTCACGTTCGCCCAGCATTCCTTTGATGATCCGGTCGGTGGCCGCCTCAACGCCGAGGGTGCCACCCTTCCAGTCATCCAAAGCGTTGGCGAGAAGTAGCGCCTCTTTGGTCAGGTCGCTGGCGTCGTCGCGGGCGAACCCCATCGGGACGAGCAGGTCACCAATGTTTGATGCCAGGTCTTGCAGGCCCACCTCGGACAGTCCGAATGCTTCGTTCTGCTCATCAACCCAGGTGCGCATCTCGGCCGTCATATCACCGAACACAGTCGACAGGCGACGTTCGGTGGCTTCCGCTTGGGTGGCCATCTGGTCCATACGGTTGACGACGTCCAACACGGCGGCACCAGCCACCGCTGCAAACCCGGTCTTGATGGCAGTCCCAGCTGACTTGAACCGCTGTTGCGTCGTCTGGGTCCTTGTGTCCATCTGGTCGAGCTTGTGTTTCATGTCCCGAATGTCGGCGAGGAACTCAACCTCGAGGGTCCGTTTGCGGCTACTCATGGGCGGTCAGCTCGGCGTGTTCGGCGACGGTCAACTCCCAATAGGCTTGGGGGGTGATCTGCGGGTAGCGGGCCAGAACCGTCGGCATCGTCTGCGTCCAGAAGGTGTCACCTTCCGCCACATGGAGGGCAGCCTTACGAAGCGGAAGATCTGCGAACATGGGGTTCAACTCATCCATCAATTTCACCTCCGTTCCGGGTAGGCGGCCGCTAGCGCATCCATCATCCGGTCCCCGTAGGTGTCCATGATCTCGGGCACCTTGTCCCGGATTGTCGGATATACCGCATACCCGGTGCCAGCGTCGGGACCGTATCCTTGGGTCCACTGGTTTCCACGCCATGGCATGAACTGGCGGTAGGCGAGGGCACCGAACTCGGCACCGAAGATCCACGGGTAGCGGGCAGAGCGGATGGCGATGGACGCAGACTTTTGTTTCGCTCGGCCGGAGATCCCTTTGGCAGCTTTGGCGTATTGGCGTGACACACCTCGGGCCCGATCTTGGGCGGCGTCAGCTACCTCTACCGAGATCTCTTTGTTGGCCTGTTGGATCACTTTCGGTAGGCGTGCGTCAACCCGCCGCAAATCCGAAACGAAATCGCGCAGGTCCGGGACTGCGATGACGACGTCCATGGGTTATGGGGTGATGTCTTCGTTTTGGAGTTCGATCGTGACGGCGTCCCCGGCGGCTGGGTCGAGTCCAACCCAGGGGACGGCCACGGTGACCGCGTCGGTACCGGCGATCTGTGGTGTGTCACCGGTGAAATGGACGCCGTCCATGGTGAACCGCAGGAGGGCGGTTTCGTCATCGGAGATGACGTCACCGACGAACTCGACGATCAGAGTGATCTCCGTGTCGGCCACCCACACGTCGTACAGGTCGGCCGGGTCGAAGAAGTCGGCTGTGAACGTGCCGCCCAGTTCATCGACGGGCCGGTTCTTCGGTTGGGTTTTCAGCCCGTTGTTACCCAGGTAGTAGCGGCCGACGTCGAGGTTGTTGCGGATCCGCAACGAGTCAACCGACCGGACCGCTCCCAGTGTGGCTGCACCCACTTTGACGGTGCCCTGGGCGAACGTGAACAGGGTCGGTGGCGACAGTGACGGTGTGGCCAGGGCTGTGCTAGTTTCTTCCTGTTGGGCGTCGAACTCCCAAGCCCCCATGAGTAGTCCGTGCTGACCGATCGAGAAGTCGGCTGAGACAATCTTGGAACCGGGATAGGTGAACGGTTCGACCGTCCCTGACCCATCCTCACGTTCCACACCTTTCTGCACGGTCAGTGACTTGCCCCACAGGGTGCCCGGTGTGAACGTGTGCAGATAGACGGTGGGGGAGTTGGGAATGTCCGGTTGGGAAGTCACCACATCACCCAGCAGATGTTCGAACAGCAAACCGATACCGGAGACGGGGACCTCGGTGGTTACCGTCCCACCCGCATCCTGAGAGACCAGCCGGCGGCCTTGCCCCCCGTAGCGGCGTCCCGGTGCAATACCAGCTGACTGTTGGAAGTTGGGTCGCCGTTTCATCGTTTCGGCTGTGAACTCGTGGAACCGGGTCGGTGTGACCGCAGTCCCATAGACGGTTTCGGCTGCAAGCCCGAACTGATGATTGATGTCACCCATGGTCAACTCTCCTTGTTTTGGGTGTTGGCGGGTTCGACCTTGGCGGCCTTCACCCAGCAGGTCTGCTCGAGCAAACGATCTGCGATCTTGCGGGTCACGTCGACTGGTATCCCACGAACCACGGTTTGACGGGTGGCGACGATTCGTACCGACGGTTGGGGACCCTGAAAAACGATTCGCATGTGGCTGCTCCTAGCTGTGACGGGATTCGACTGACAGCTGATAGTCGAGGACGGTGATCCACCCGCCCTTGTCGGCAGGACTGGTTTGCCAGGTCCGGTCGGAGACGATCACCCGGAAGGTTTGATCGCCCAACGCCGGCGGATTGGACCGGATCACCCCAACCAGTTCGTCGAGGAGGGTTTCGCAGCGGGTCAGTCCTGCTGCAACGGCCGCGTCCGGGTCTGTGTCGGTGACGTCGTCGGCGGTGTAGTAGGTGAGGATCCGACCGGGGATCAGGTAGGTCGAGTCGTACCGTTGGTTTCCGATCACAACCCACTCAGACTGTTGTTGGATTCCGGACTCGGCTGGACGCCACAAGATCACTTTGTCGACACCGGTTGAGTCGTCCTGCACCAGTCGGGCCACCGCCGGTGTGCCGAGCGCCTGCAACGCGGTGTGGAGACTGTCACGGATGGTGGTCAGCCAGGTTGCCAGGTTCATGCGACCGGAACCTGAATCCGATAGCGGTTCAACGTTTCGTCCACGATCGGGATACCGGTCGGCCGGTTCGGGCCCGGTGTAGAAAGACGGACCGAACCGAGGTTGCCGTCGTCATAGGAGATCATCCGGTCGGTGATGTCCCGTTGCACCAGGTCATAGCGGGCCAAGATGAGAGCGGCATGCCTGATATCTCGAGGGGGTGATAGCCCGTATTCGTAGTCGAGGGTCTGCGGAAACCGGGTACTCGTCGACGGGGTCCTCCATGTTCCGTCTTGGCGGCTGACCCCCAGATCGTCAACGACCAGATCAGTGACCGTTGACCCGTCGTCGTCGGCGTTGATGATCGACCGCAGGTTGCGTGGCCAACCAGGCCCACCCACCCGTCGGGTACCGAGGGTGAGGGGAAGCCGGTACGGGTCGCGGTGGGAAGGCCCGGCAAACACGACACGGGCGTAGCGGGGAATGAACGACTGGCCGCAGTAGTCCTCGAACAGGTCGGTGATGCGGTCGCGGGCTGCGACCAGATCGGAGTCGGATGTTGAAGCGAGTTTCTGATCATCGAACCCGCGTGCCTGGGTCTCAGTGAACAACAGGGCTCCGACGAGCTCCTCGGTGGTGGTAAGCGTTTCGGAGGTGTCGGTTCGTGTCCACTCAAGGGTGAGCACATCAACCCGACTGTTCTCCGCGACCGGTAACGCCCACTTGTAGATGGTCGTCGCCCCACTTCCTTCCTTCGTGGTGCCAGCATCAGCAGCGAGGACAGAGCCGTCAGCTCGGGTGACGGTGACCGTGACGGTTCCGGCGTCGGCCTGATTACCGTCAGGGGCGAACGCCACCGCAAAGACGGGGGCAGTGTTGATAAGCCACATGCTCATGCGGGGCCTCCTTCGAGCCGTCCGACCACGACAATGACCGGTTCGAGCCGTCCACCCGAAGCGGCAGCCGGTTCGAGACTGTTTCCGTCGGCGGCGGCGGACTCGAGCCGGCGGGTGAGCGCACCCAGAACCGACCCGACCGCCTGCGCTACTTCGAGCTCGGTGGCGGCGCCGATCAGGATCACGATCGGTTTGATCACGGTGACTGGCCGCGCCACCTCAGTTTCAGAGGTTGGACCCACGAGAGCTGCCCGGGTTGGGACTACCGTGATCGGTGTTTCAGTTTCGAGGACGGTGCTGATGGCGGTCACGATGGGTTTGGTGGCCGCTAGTGCTTCGGCCAGTTCGGTCTCGGTGACCGTCCCGACCGGGACACTGATCGCTTTTATCGCGGCTACCGGCAGGGCCTGTTCAATCTCAGACGCCACACCAACCGGGACCGCGCCGGTCTGAACGACAACGACGGTCTGAGCTGTTTCCGTCTCGGACGTCTGCCCGACCGGGATAGTGATCGGTTTGACCGGGGCTACCGGTTGCGTCAGTTCACTTTCGGAGGTTTGACCGACGGTTGCGATGATCGGTTTCCGGGCGGCAACAGTCTGCGCCACCTCACCGTCGGTTGCCGTGCTGATGGCCATGATGATCGGTTTCACCGCCACCACTGGTCGGGTGGTCTCGAGCTCCGAGACTTGGCCGACCGGCTGGCTGATCGGCTTCACCGGAACCACCGGGCGGGCCAGGCCGGCTTCAGTGGCCACACCTACCGGTATGAGCATCGATTTGAGAGCAGCAACAGTCTGCGCCACCTCGGATTCGGCAGCTGTGGCGATGGCCATGATGATCGGTTTGACCGCCACCACCGGCCGGGCGACTTCGATTTCCACCGTCTGACCGACCGGCTGGCTGATCGGTTTGAGCGGGACAACCGGCTGCACAGTTTCGGTTTCGGCGGTGGGACCGACGGCCACCATCAGAGACTTCACCGCCGCGACGAGTTGAGCCACCCCAGTTTCACTGACCGTTCCAACTACGACACTCAACGGTTTGAGAGCCACCACCGGTTGCGGAACCTCGATCTCCGTCGTGACACCGACCGCAGCGATCTTCAATGCTGCCACCGGCTGGGTAATCTCTGATTCAGTTGGGCCCACCACGGCTTGGACAATCGGCTTGAGTGCGATGATTGCCTGAGCGACTTCTGACTCTGTAACGAACCCAACTAGTTGGGTGATGGGCTTGAACGCGGTAACAACTTGCGCAAGCTCTGTCTCAGAGGTTTGCCCGACCACTACCAGCTGGGACTTCACCGCTGCGACTACTTGAGCCGGTTCAGTCTCACTGACGGTTCCAACCGCGACACTGACCGGTTTCACCGCAGCCGCCGGCTGAGAGGTCTCCGTTTCGGAGGTTTGACCGACCGGTTCGACTATCGGCTTCACCGCGATCACCGGCTGCGACAATTCGGACTCGATGGCGTCACCAACTGGGACAACAACCGACTTCACAGGAGTCACAGGTTGAGAGGTCTCAATTTCTGCTGTCTGGCCGACTCCCCTACTGACGGGTTTGACCGCGACAACCGGCTGTATCGTCTCGGTTTCAGAGGTGGGGCCGACCGGTTCAATGATCGGTTTCAGTGGAGTTGTCGGCTGGGCAGTCTCGGTTTCTGACGCTTGGCCAACCGGTGATGATTTGGCCGCCGGCGACGGTCGGGCGATTTCGGTTTCAGTGACCTGGGAGACAGATTGGAGGATGGGTTTGACTGCGGATACAGCCTGCGCGGACTCGATCTCGGATGCCGTGCCAACTGCAATCGTCTGGCCGCTGCTACCTCCTACCAGTACGTATTCGTCGTAGTACCAGACGTTGCCGGTTTCATAAATGAACCCGAGAACCTTGTCTCCACCGTTCCCGGCTGAGTGGGTGAAAATGTTGGCGTCAGCAGATTGGGTTGTAATGGCATCGACTAGTTCGATGTCGGTGCCCCACCCGCCGTTGTCGTCGTTCGAGTCGAACCACAAGTCGTTGGTGACGTTGATGTCAGTCCAGACGAAGTAGGCGGTGGTGCCGTCAACGATCAGCGAATACTGGTCTTGGAGGAGGCCTCCGACTGAGTTGGTTGAAATGGTGACCGGACTTGATGGTGTTCCGTCGTCGTCAATGTATCGGGAACGCCATCCGGTCGCGTCGTCGAAAGACCAGGTGATTCGTTCGACCCCAGCCGAGTCGTAGTAGATGAGGTCTTTGAACGCTCCGCCCGGTTGGGTGCCAAGGTTCTGTTCGGTTGACCGCCACGCTCCTGCAGTGCTGTAGTGGGTGAGGTAAGCGGTTCCGGTGACTGTTCCAGCCAGGATTAGGAAGTGGGTGAGGTCGGCTTCACCAACCACCATGCGAGCCAAACCCCAAGCAATCTGCGTGCCGGCTTGGATGCCCGCGTCACCGCCGATCAGTTCCTGAGTTCCGAACCCTGCCCCGGTGTCGACTGCTATCGACAGGCGGGCGTAGTTGGTGCCCATGACCTTTTCAGAGGCGGATCGGAAGTGGGCGATCAGGTCGCTGTCTGACCGGACTGCTATCCCGGCGACCCGATAGTTGATCGAAGAGACGGCGACCTGCGCGCCAGAAACGACAGCTTCACCACCCCAGGTGTCGTTGACCGTGTCGTAAATGTTGAGCATCATGCCGCCGTTGGCGATGTCGGCCATGACGAGAATGTTGTCGCCGTCCTGGCAGGCGACACGGTCTAATCTGCTTCCGGTGGTGCTGGTAGTCCAGACCGTTCCAGCCGTCCAGTTGTTTCCGCCGTCTATCGATCTTTGGGGTCTGATCGTCCCGTCTGTCAGCCCGTAAGTCATGATTGTCAGGTCGCCGTCCGAGTTGACATACGGTTGCGACGCATGGTTGTGGACTTCCGGGTATCCGTTTGTGATCGGGATGGTTGAGGGGAGTGCCATTAGACGCCTCCGCCCATAACCCAACCGCCTTCACCATGAACATCCAACCAAAGGTGGGCGGGTCGTTCCGCTATCCAAGCGGCATGGGACTGCCAACGAAGGTCGAGGGTCCGGTCATGAACGTCGTCCGGTCCTGGCGGGGTGATTTCGGTGGCGACAACATGAACAACGTTCCCACCGGGACGAAGCAGTCCGTCGCAGGCGTCAAGGAAGGTGGGCAGGTCGACGGCGGGGATTCCCTCGACGGCCTGTTCGCTGATGATCCAATCGAACCGTCCCTGCTGACCGGCGCCAGCTGTGCGTAGCTGAGTGCGGGCGTCAGCGGCGAGAATGTCAATGTCGAGGATCAGTGGGGCAATATCCGGTCGGGCGTTGGTGGCTTTCTCCGCTTGGATCCACGGTGAAACCTCGGTACCCCAAATACGGTTGTGGTTGAACGTGTCGACGATCGTTTCGATGATCCACCCGAACCCGCAACCAACGACGAGGACCTGGGAGGCCGGGTTGGCGGCGCCGGGCATGGTGAGACCCCACTGGCGGGCCCGCTCGATCCAAGCTTTCTGTGATCTGTCAGGGCCTAACAGGTTTCGCCGGTAGGACGGTTGGCGGATGCCAAGTGACGGGTTCCACCGTTGGTATGCGGCGTCGTAGTCGGCTTGACCCCAAACTGCTGGCATACCGCGACCCTTCTCACGTGGTGCTCGGTGTCGGGCCCCAGATAGAAACCCGACACCGAGCACACGAACCTATGAGGACTGCCAGAACCCGTTGGTGGCGTGGAAGTCGGCCGTCACGTCGTTGCCGTCAGCTGTAACCGCAAAGTCATGTGCCGACAACACCGGCCGGACCGCGTCTGAGGCGCCATCCTCACAGACGAGAATGTCAGTCACGTTGTTACCGGCAGTCGGACCTGTCCATGTCTGATCAGGGACGATCACCTTGACCAAATCCGACGAATCGTCCACCGTCAGGGTGATCGTTCCGTTGGTGATCACCTTCCGCGACCAGGTGGTGGTCTGCTCGGTGGTACCAGCCAACCCCAACACAGTCGACAGGTCGGGGCCGGCGTCCTTCACAGTCGCGTCAGCATCCATGGCGGACAGGGGGATGATGATCAGGTCGGCACCATCCGCCACCTTCTCAGCGATACGACCCAACGCGTCGTTGAGTACGAAGTCACCCATTAGGCGTCACCTCCCTTGCCGGCCTTCTCACCGGATTTGGCGGGTCCGACCTTGACCCGCTGCTCGCCACGTTTCAACGCTCGAGACAACGCCTTCTCAGCTGCTGCCACCGCTTCCTGCGCGGTCACCTGCTGGTCGGCCGTTTTGGCGTTGTAGGAGCGGAACGCCTCACGAGACAACTCGGCCCGCTTGGCCCGACGTTCCTCGAGAAGAGCATCGAACACCCTGTGCGCCTCCGCCACCGTCTGGACGAGCTCGTCGACCGTCGGATCCTTGACCGGTTCCGCACCGGCTGGAATATTCACAATCTTCGGCATCAGGACACCTCACCGTCTGGGACCGCAGTTGCCTGCTCACCTTTCGGTTCGGTGGGCTTCTTGGCGGTGGGCTTCTTGGCGGTCGAAGGTTCTTCTGCCAGTTTGGCGGCGATCAGCTGTTTCGCTTCGTCAGCGGACACATCGATCGTCTTGCCTGGCTCCGGCCACCTCGCACCATTGCGGGTGCCCGACACTTGGACTTTCATTTTCACTTTCATCGGTTGGTCCTTTCGTAATGTGGGTAGAGGAGAGTCGTCCTCCTCTACCCACATTCAGTCGGTCGACGTGTCGGTCTAGGCGGCGTTACCGATGAAGTGCTTCACCGCTCCCGTCTGGTCGATCAGGTTCCCATCCGTGCGGAGAATGAACCGGATCGTTGCCAGATCGGCATCGAACGCGAAGTCGTCGGACCGTTCGATCCGGACACCGTTGACGTCACGGATCGCATAGGCCGAGAAGTCGCCGAACAGGACCGACTTGGCTGACAAGGCCGGGACGGCCACGTTCGGGTCGGACACGACTTCCTTCCCGAGCAGCATGTCGGGCACGTCGACGGCGAGGCCGGGCTGCCACAGATACTGGTCGGTGGTGTCCTTCAACTTCCGGGCTGCAGCCAACGCCGTGTCGGACATGAGCCACTTGCCGTTCGCCCGGTAGGCCTGAATGACACTGAAGTACAGGTCGATCAGCTCGTCAGCAGTGAACGCACCTGCCACACCTGCACCACCGGTCACACCCAACACCGACGCGGTGACGACACCGTTGGGCTGGCCGGTTCCGGTACCGGTGACGAAGTGTGCTCCGGAACCGTTCCCGAGAGCACGGCCACCCTGCCGTGACAGGTAGCCGAGCAGGTCGACACCCGAATCGGTCAGCAGCTCGGTGGAGAGCTGTGTCAGGAACGCATACTTGTATGCACCCAACGTGATCTGACCGAACGCCGGATCCGACGCGGAGATCGTGCCGGCTTCGGCGATGATGCCCGCCGTCGAATGGGAGGTGGTCTTCGGGACTTGGATGTCCTCACCGGATTCGGTGGTCAGGACCGTGGCTCCGGCCCGACGGATAGCGGACACGTCGATCATGTGTTCCCACAGACGATTGACGAACCCGGTCGGGATCACATTCCCACCGGCACCGGCCGACAGGCCGGACAGGACACGCTTCTCAGCGGTGTTCCGTTTGAACTCGACGGACTTCACTTCACCGGCGAAAAGTTTGCGAAGCTCAGCTGCGTCGCGGGTATCCGGATCGGCCGGCTGACCGTCACCACGCAGGGTGCCGGCTTCCGGTTGGAACTCGGCGCGCATGGCATCAGCTGCCGTGTTGCGATCCTCGAGGGCCTTCAGTTCGGCGATGCGCTTGTCGAGACGGTTGATCTCACCTTCGGCACCGGCGAGCCGATCCCACTGTTCCTGCTCCTCGGCGGACAGGTCCCGGTTCTCGTCGTCGGCCCGGTCGTTGATTGTCTTGGCTTGCTCCCACAGCGTCGCGCGCTGTTCGAGGAGCCGCTTAATGCGTTCCATCAGAATTCTCCTGAAGTTGAAGGGGTTTATCCGGCGAGGCGTAGCAGTTCGAGTCGCCGAGCTCGAGCAGCTGTGTGCGCCTGGGACGGCCCGTCAGATGTGTTCACGGCCGAAGCGGTGGACACGGTCTCGGGTGTGCCAGTAGCGGCATCAGCACTGCAAACTTGGGTCCGAAGGTTGGGTTGACGGGCAAACAGGGCACGCACCTGTGCCTCAATGTTGGAAGGGTCAGCAAGGAAGTCTGAGGCGTAGGCAGCCCGTTTGTGGGCTTGGGATACGCCGGCAGTCTGAAGGGTGACGTCCATAGCCCGCAGCGACGCAGCCTCCACCGTCGTCTGGGTGAACGCCGGGAACGTGACCGGACCGACCTCGAACAGTTCCGCTTCGAGGATGGTCCGTTTCGCCACCTCAAGGTCGTTGTCGTCTGTGGGTTCGTCCCACCGTTCCGACACAACCCGGAACCACACCGACGACCCGGAGATGTCCTGTCGGGACACCTGAGCATGAGTGGCCATCGCGTTCGGGTCGTCCGGGTTGATGTCCACCTCATACCAAAGGCCCTCATCCCGGTCCTCCAGGAGGAGTGTGCCGGCGGTGGTGCGGCCGAGCAGCCAGTTCACATCATGGTTCTTCATCGACCGGATATCGGCGTCACGGGAGATTGTGTTCTTCCATGCACCGGCAGCGACCTCTTCGTCCCATTCAGCCCACCACCCTTTGATCCGGGTGGTTTGCCCGTACACCGAACCGAGACCGACAATCCGAGGGGTGGACTCGTCACCGGCAGCCCGGGCTTCGAGCACATCGGCGGGCAGGGTACGAACTTCGAGACCTCCCGGGCCGAGTTCCCTTTCAAACCCTTCTGGAGCAGCAATACGTGTCGTCATGAGAGTGTCCTACTCCTTGTCTTTGAGTGTCACGGGGAGAAGTCCGAGGTGCTCGATCGGGTCCAGGCCCACAGCGCTCAACGCTGCGCCAGGGGTGAAACCTGACCGGATGAGGACACCGGCAGCATCCACCTTCGCTTTCGTCTCTACCGTGTTCGAACCCGTCAATGGTTCGACGGGTAAAACCGATGTGGGCCGATAGAAGATCGCACCCAAACCGTCTGGCACGGGTGCATTGTCTTCCAGTTGGCGGATCTGGTCGACGTTCATGAACCCCGCTTTCAGAGCTACGGCATGGCTCTCATATCGGGTTTTGAGGTCGGTGCGGAGCAGTGCCCCAGTGTTGAACTTGGCGAACTGATCTGGTGGAAGGTTGGCTGTCCACCAGCTCTCGAACATTGTCAACCACGGTTGAACGGCATAGGTGAGGAAGTCAAGTGACCTCTGTTCACGGTTGGCGTAGGTGACTGATGAACCTTGCACAGCCACACCGATCATCTCTGGTGGAACCCGAAACGCCTGTGCAATATCTACGCCTATCCGGTTCCATGCTTCGACGAGCTGCGAATCGTCGGGAGTGGCCTGGATCGATTCGTATTTCCATCCGCCGGCCAGCACTCCGGGTTCTCTACCTCGAATCGACTCGACAAACCGCTGTTTGATCGTCTTCGCTTTCGACCCGTCCGTGTCGTTCAGGGGGGTGTCGTTGGAGAGGATGGCTGAAGGGTGGGCTCCGTCACCAAACCATGAGGCAGCGAAATCACGGGCTGCGATCGCCACCCCGATCAGCTCCTTGTGCCTGTCCAGAGGGGAGATACCTACTGCGCTGCCCGGCATCGCGTACCGGCGCAGATGATGAACCCGCGTCGCTGAGACAGGCCTCCCCGAAATCAGATAGGTGGGACGTTCCAGCTGGGACGCCTGCTCGACCGTGACTGCGACCGGGGAGATAATCTCGACCACTTCCGGATAGTCATCGAGGGCTGTCTGGGACATTTCGAGTCCGTACACGTTGCCCCACAACGCACCCGAAATGACTCCCTGGAACAGCCACTCGCGACGGTCGTAGATCAACGACGGGGACCGCACCAGGCCAGGTTCCGGTTCGATCTGTGTACGAACACCATCTGTGGATCGCCTGTACACGTCGACAGGCAGCGCCGAGATCACATCAGCCAGGAGCGTGACCGAGGCCCACACTGCTGCAACGCCCAGCGCCTTCTCGGGAGTGACCGTCACCCCCGCCTTCGTACCTCGACCGAACAGGTCACCGCCCGCTATCCACGGCAGAGACGTCACCGCGCGCCGTTCGGGTTGGGCTCGAAGCAGCATCATTTGCTTCGACTTTCGACAAGCAACGGAAGTTCACGGCCGACGATCAGGAGAGCCACACCGGCTGACATCAGGCCCCCAACGAGCCCTAACCAGACGCCGCAGGCCGCCACGATCAGAGCGAGACCGGTCGCAGAGATGAGCAATGAGAGCAATTGGGCCTCCTACCAGATGTTCGCTAACGGATCGATGTCCTCGACCGCGTTGAGCAGGTGCCAGCCGGCCCGGTTGTGGGCGATGGCAGCTGCTACTGCAGCGTCGATCTTGTCAGGTGAATCATCCGCTGATTTCGTGATGACCGTGTACCCGCGGCGCAGAACCGGGACCGCGTTGCCGACATGACGTCGAAGGACCTCGGAGCCGTCGTGGGTGGAGGTGGGGGTGTCGTCGGCGAAGGCTTGGAAAAAGTCGTCGCAGGCGGCCGCCGACCGTTTCCATTGGTTCCATTCGAACCGGACGATCGTTTCGTCACCGTAGGTGTCTTCGAGGTCTTCGATCTCTCGATGCCAGCCGGCCGGGTCGGGAGCGAACTCGGCTACGTCCCACCGTCCCATCGCCGCGTCGATTTCGTCTACGACTTCGTTGCGGGGTGCCCGCCAGTCCTTGGCATCGGCCGGTTTCTCCCACACCTTCACTGTGAACACGAACCGTTTCTTAGCGACGGTGCATCCCATCAGTGCGGTGGAGTCACGGTTGTATGATCCGTCGAACCCGAGCACGATCCTGGTTCCGTCCTTCGGCCAGGTCGACCGTTTCCGGGCTGACGTTTCGAACACCCCTGGTTTGAACCATTGGTCACGAGTCCGGCGGGGCTGGTTCAGCCAGTAGCGTCGGTGGCGGGCTTCGGACCATTTCGGATCTGCATGCAACGCCATGATCGAATCAATGTCAGCCCACTCGATCGCATCCCCGGACGCTTCGACCACTGCCGCCCGCAGGCCTCGTTTGGTTGTCAGGTCGTGTTTCTCGGAGGCTTGCCGATGATCGAACAGGCGGTTGGGTTGCGCGCCTGGATGACGTATCGCTTCGAGGGCAGCCTCATGGGAGGACTCGGCGATCGACCCTTCACCCGGCCCATACATGGTGGTCGTCTCCAACGACCAGGGGTCGGCCAGTTTCCGTTTCGGAATGTTGCCCACCATCGTCGTGTGAGCACGAACCAGCCTGGTTGACGTGAACAAATGGGTTTCGTCGAAATGCTGAAAGGTGGTGCGGGCCCCGTCCCTAGCCGACGGAGCTGCCGCCAACGCTTTGATCTCACCCGGCGCCGAACGGTGTTTCACCCGCTCTAACGTCACGTCGTATTCGTCGACCAGTGGACACGAGTCCTCGGTCAGGATGGCATACACCGCACCGTAGGCCAGGTCTTCGGTCTGTTCCTCAGTGACGGCCAGCATCGGAATGTACGGGTCGCGGACCGGCCGGCCCACCGGTATCAGCTCGTCACCCTCTAACCGCCACCCATCACAACGCACTGGTGCTTCCGGATGTGACTCGGTGATGGCAATCCACGCTGCGAACTCGGTTTTGCGGGTGCCCTTGCGCCTCGAGTAGGTGGCAGTTTTGAAACGGCGACGCCCGGCCCGACGATGACCCTTCGGGAACACCTCGTAGACCCGGTACAAGAACAGGATCTCCTCGTCGGTAAGCGTGACCGGATCGCCGAGCACATCACCTGGACCGTGCACCAGGTTGGCTTCGATGAAGTCGCAGACTTCAGGACCGAGCGTCGGCCACGGCTGCCCGTCGAAGGGTGGGACGATCAGCCGGCTATCGGCGGTCACTTCTTCGAACGCGGGTCACGCCGGGCCCGGGTGATCTCCGTCACCACCGCCAGCCCGGTGCTTTCCTCTGCCCCGTCGGGAAGTTGCCAACGAAAATCACGGCGACCCTTCTCCGTCAGGCCGAGCCCGTCGCGCAGGATCCGCAGTTCGTTCTGCATCGAGGCGAACCCGTTGAAGAACTCTCCCGAGTTCAAAGCGCGGGTGACCCGGTCGTAGAGGACCACCAGCTGCTGCAGGGTTGGCCAGTCAGACTCCATCCACATGTGCGCTACCGGTGACCGCCACCACAACTCCCAGGCCTTCTTCGTGCTGGCCAAGAGGCCGCCCGAAATGCGGGGCAGATGCGGTCGCGGACCGGCATACGGTTCGGCCGGCAGGTCAACCCACTCGCCGCGCGTCGGCTTGTTGGACCGGGTCCGAGCGTCCTTCGGTTTCGGCGCAGGGCCACGTCCAGCCATCAGCAGGAACCTCCTCAGGCAACCGGGTCTGGGAGATTCGCCCCATTGGCCCCAGACCCGTAGCCACAAAAGATGAGGGACGGAGTCTTCCGGCGACCCCGCCGATACCAGAAAAACGGCCCCCCCTACCCCCTGGCTCTATTGCACGACAGGTGAGTGAGGCGGAGGTTGGTGGGGTGGTCTGTGCCACCATCTGCACGGCGGGTCACATGGTCTAGGGACGGTGACCTAGGGGTCCGACCTCGCAACGCTGTCACCGGCATGTGACAGATCCCACAGACACCTTGATCTCGCTGATAGATGTCAGCGAGCAGATCTCGAGCCAGGTTGCGGTTCCGACGCCGCACGGGGGGCCCACAACTGGGGCAGCGGCGTCCCCGGGTGGGTCGGCCACATTCAAGACAAGGGCGACGAGCCATGAAACGGTGACCACCTTCCCAGGTTTCTGACGGAAACGGAGAGCGGGGGTGGCTGGACTCGGGACGGACCATGGTCTATCCGGCGAGGGGGAGGGAGGATACCCGGCTAGCCAAACACACCCCGATGTGGCGTCTAGTAGCGGCCGGCCGTCACACCCCGAGTACGAGGAAACCGGACCGGCTGATGTGCCCAACACTCCGGACGTTTGTTATACACCGACAGGATCGTTGAGCACTCGAGCTCCGCACAGACCCGGCCAGGATCGAACCGTTTACTCGGTTGCACCGGACGGAGAACCCGGTGTATTGAAGTCGACGACATAAAGGGAACGTTCACCCGGGTCACCCCCAAAGTTTCCGGCAGAAACTTTCCGCAGACAGCAAAACACTACGAGGCCCCGGCGGGGCCTCGTAAGAGAACATTTGTTGTAACCCTAATAACATCACTGTAGTTCACCCCGTCTGGGCATGTCAACGACTATGGCAGTGTTGACGATTCAGGGAAATGTCCCTTTACGTCTTTGGGGGTTCGTCTTCGGGACGGGTGTCAGGGTCGACGACTGGGGTAGCCGTCTCGGGTTTTTCCTGTTCGGGACGGGTGAGGGTATCACCGAGAAGCTCGGCGGCGGCGGCGGTAGCGGTGCGAACGTTGCGGCCGGCGATGTAACGCAATGTTGTGTCTATTGATCGGTGACCTAGCAGTTGTTGGACGTCCTGGACGGGTGCGCCTGCTTCTAGAGCCAGTGTGGCAGCGGTGTGCCGCAGAGTGTGGGGTGTGCATTTTTCGATGTCGACCGAGGCGGCGAGTTCGACTATTACTTCCCAGCCGGCCCGTCGTGATAGTGGCCGACCGTCGGAGGTTAGAAGGATGGGCCCATCTTTGCGGTCGCCGACTGTGCGCCGTATAGCCTCGAGAACTGGGGGAGACAAAGGTTTCGCTTGACGGTGGCCGCCCTTCACGGTCACTGTCAACACGTCGTCGGTGATGTCCTCCAGGCGGGCAGTACAGGCCTCTGCGATTCGCAGGCCAATACCCACCATCAACCACACTAGTGCATGCGTAGCAGACGACCGTGTCCGGGCAGCGGCGATCAACACACGGGCTTGGGTGGCGGTCAGCCCTAACTTCTGTGGTCCTTCCCCTTTGGGCCGTCTCAAAAGATCGGTAGGATCTGAGTCCACAATCCCCTCGGCGGTGAGATAATCGAACAGTGAACTGACAGCTGACGCTTTTCGCCGCACCGTCGCCTCGGCTAGACCGGTCTCGAGCAGGCCGGCCAGCCAACGCTGCACCACCGGTCGTGTCACCGCCAGCAACCCCATATTCTTAATGTCCAGATAGGCGAGGAACTGGGTTATATCAGTGGTATACCCGCGACGGGTACCCGACGGATACGCAGCCAGCCAATCGGCTATCAACCCGCGCACCTCATCCATACTGTCACTCATCGTCGCCTGTCCCGCCACCGAAATCGTCACTGGAGCTACCGTTTGTCTTCATATTGCCTGCCTTGCGATATGCGGGAAGAAAATGGACGTTATGTTCGCGGCGGGGTGTCGAAAGTTTGGGGCTCAACCTCCGGGTCCGCTGGGCCGTGCTCTCCCAAATGGGCCACCCTGCGCTCACAATGACCAGTCACAACACCAAAGGTCAGACGGTTATCACCAGTACCTATGCTCTTGGAACTCACCTCATAATGCGCCATACACATCGCATTCGGATCGAACAAATCACTCATCGATTACCTCTTCCGTTTCATGCCCTAATCCACCTTCCATCCTTGATGAACCCATGGTCACCACAGAGCCTGCAACACAGAGACGGAGAGAGGGTCAAAGGCTCCTCCTGCACTAGATCCCATTTGGGATCGTCGGGGGAAACGCGGTCAGTTACAGGAGTTCTTATCGAGGCATAGGCCTGACACGGCTTCCCATCAGAAGTCAAATGACCTACCGAGACTCCTGCATGAGGTTCGTCGGGAATGTTAACGTGTTGAGGGTTGAGATCCCTATCTGGTGCCCACTGCACCCAGGCATACCAATGATCATTACCGAGATCAACGGCATTGGACGGTAGGTGGTCCCAGTCGTGATCTCGAAAGTTCTTCGGGTCGTTGTTACTCATCGGTTACCTCCTCGAGCCTCATGGCCTTGCCGTCGATCTCTACCGTCCCGCCATCAAGCAGAGCAAAGAAAGCGTCGATTCCGGTAGCGACGAGTGCCTCGTCGAGTGCCGCTGGACTACCGAGCATTGAGCGCGCTCTCCTCATACGCTCTGAAGATGCGTAGATTCTCCACGTGGTGTCACTCATCGGTAACCTCCAACGCGGCTCGCAATACCGCGGCGACAACCGGAGGCAGATCCCAATCCTCATTAGGGAACCAGGTTTCAAGCTCGGTGCATCCCCGTTCGATCATCGCCTCATCGACCCTAACCTCCCGGCCACCAGGACACCCAGGTGCCATACACATCCAAAAACCTTGCGGTCCCAACCGATACCTCCACCTCAACACATGTCCGCAAGGTTGGCCGTGATCCCGCATACTCAAGATGTCACTCATCGGTAACCCCACATCACCGCTGGTTCTGAGGCACACCACTTACAGAAAAGTGCCAGTGCCTCGCCGCCAACTGTCTCACCGCTCTCCTCCTCATAGACAATGTAAAGAGGAACATGACGACGACACCCATAACACCTAACGGGCGACAGAGCAAGGCTTGGGAGAAAATCCTCTCTGGTTGTGTCACTCATCGGTGCTCCTCCGGGTAGCGGTCGACGACGATCAGGTAGGCGTCGGTCATCCGACACGGGACCCCGGCTGTCGCTGCCTGTTCGAGGTAGTACGAGTGCCAGCAGTAGCCGAGCTGGTGGTCGATAGCGCCGGCGTCTTGTGCTTCATGTTCGAGACACCAGCGGAGAGACAGATCCGTTACCTGTTGGATGAGATCGTTCCTATGGTCGAGCGCTTCTCAAACTCACAACGTCACTCATCGGTCACCTCCTTGTTTCCAATCATGTTTGTCACACCACATACGGTTTTTGTTCGCATAACGGGGACACCACACAAACCCTGGAGCCCAAACACACCGTTCAAATATTGGGGCAGGTTTGATAAACAGTGAGCGAATCTCATATCCGACCCGGTAGCAGGCCAAAAGCAGAATCGGCTGTCTACGGTTCTTTTTCATGTCGAACCTTTCCCGGAAGTCATCCCCATATCAGCCATCCCAAAACAATCCCAACTCCTACCCCATACGAGGCGAACAAGATCATCACGATAAGCATCGGACTGCGGTTGTCGTCGGTCATTGGGGGTTCCTTTCTGAGAGTGGGTGACCGCACCAGGCGCAGTGACGGGGCCATGAAATGTCAATTGGGTGGTGGCAGTGGCGGCATAACGATCGTGCTGCTATCTGGGTGCGTAGGTGGATGAATCCGGCTAATGCGTCGGCACGGCGGGCAATGTGGTCGAGTTCTCGGGTGAGGAGGTTGTGGGCGTAGACGGGGGTTGGGTCAAACGCCCGGTCGGCTGCCGAACCTGACACACGTTCCCGGTCGGGTCGGATGGCCTGGTTCGCGGACGAGAGCAGGGCCAGTGTGTCGACTCGGTTCAGATATGCGCGTACTGTGGCAGCGGCGGCTGTATCCAGGTTGGCGACAAAACCCAGCTGGTCGCGGAGTTGGGCGATGGTCCGGTCTTTGGCTTGCAGGGTGTCTACTAGTTCGGCTCGTTGCCGTTGACAGGTGTCTAGTCGGTCATACAGTGACGGTTGCCGTGATTTCGTCATTTTCCGGCTGTCTCCCCGTCAAAATGGGTGAGGTGAATCCACACATTTTTGTACAGACCCAACGCCTGGCCGGCAACAATTGGACGGTCACACCGCAAGCAGTAGCCACCATGCCTGGCCCGAAATGTTGCTTCCGGCATTACGTCGATCAAAGGTGGTATCGGTGTGTGCCCGTCACAGAGGACACATGTGCCCGGATCCATCAAATGTAAATCACACATGAGATGTCGACGTTTTTTGGCGGGTCTCACCGACGGTGGGAAGGCTGGAGGCCAGACCGGTGCGTGTGGCATCACAGGCAACACAGATTGCTTCGCGCATTCCGCCTGGCAGATGGAAGATGGCCCAGCGGGGATGATGACAGTAGTTTGGGTCGGTTGGGTCCACCCCCTCAGGCACATTTGTTCTCGAGTGTGCTTTGGCAGCAGCTAACAGTTCTGATGGGGACGGCGCCGATTTGCGGCCCTGCTCGTACAGTTCGTGGACGGCCCGCCATAACGCCCGTTCCGGCAACCGTGCAAAGTCGGGGAACAGGGAGGCAACCCGTTCAGCTGAGGCCAGCCAGCGGGTACCCGGCCAGCGGGTATCAATCCACTCCAAAATGTCGGCAAACGTGTCCTCAGACAGACGATGCACCAAAGTCATGGTCGGCCACCGGTCAACGTTTCTAACCGGTCGGCTACGTCCGGGCCGAGGAAGGTGGCAGCCACCCCCCGTAATACAGCCATGGCTGTGTTGGCACTGGTCATCGCATACTGGTCTTTGTCGAACAAAGCTTGGGCGCGGACGTCCAACCAGCCGGCTGTCCGATCAAACAAATACAGTTCCAACAGGCTGCCGGTCAGTTCAGTGGATGGTTCACCCGCTTCGATACGTCGACGGGTTTCCGCCAGGTCGGTGGCCGGGTGCATCAGCTTGACCCTCGGGCAACCTGACGGATCGCATCACGGCGACGTTGCCGCATGGTGGCCGCCTGAAATTCGTCACGGTCCACATCGGAAACGGCTGTCAACGGATTCGATGAATGGAATCGTCGCCAATGCTTCGCCAACGAAGACAATGTCAACTTGCCTACCCCCCACTCGAGCACCAGCCGCTGGGCGATCGGGTGTACTTCGTCCGGGTCGATGTCGGCTTCCAACAGCTCAGCCTGAAATCGGCCTTGCAGTTTTGCTTGTGTCGTGGATGGTTCCGATCCGACTGCTTCGGAAATGGCATTCCACATTCGGTCTCGGTCCAGTTTCGAAATTGGTGGCGGTCGAGATAGATCGACCGTAGGGAGATCTATCTCTCTGGTGGGAGCGGGAGCGGTCTCTTTAGAAACCGGCCCTGTGGCGCGCGCTGAGGACGTCCCACAGGGCCGGTCTAAACCTGAGGTTGAAACCGGTACTGTGGGACCGGTCATAACGTCGGGGGAAACGCCTGGTAGGGGGGGTGTCGGCCCGTCGTTTTGACGTGAATCGTCCAAATTTGGTGTCCCAATTTCTAACCCGGTCCCAGAGGGCCGGGTAAGGTTTGGGACATCAATTTCTTGGTGATCTTGCCCGCATACACACTCACCGGTGTACCGGTTGGGCACGTGCAACTGATATTCTTGAGCTTCACGGCGCCGCCGGCCCAGCACCTCAACAAAACCTAACGCGATGAGCCGATCCAAGTTTTTGCGGACGGCCCGGTCTGAACTCACCGACGTGTACTCGGCCAGCATGAGCTCCGGTACTTTGGCGTAACCGACGTCGTTGGCCTGATCGGCAAACGCCACCAACAGCAGTTTCAGATGGCCGGGTAGTTGGCGGCCTTCGTGACGGGCCACCCAAGCGTGTGGTGTGACATGATGACTCACAGGTTGTTACCCCCGGTAGTAGGCGTGTACGGTTCCGTCGTCGTGGCAGTCGATCGACCATTGCACCCGGCCGGCCGTTTTCGGGTGGCAGGGCTGGTCGTCGAGTTCGAGATTGAAAACTCCGTCGCGGAGTAGAACACCCAACAGAATGGCGACCGGGTCAACTAGCAGACCGGCCTCTACCACTTCACGGATGACTGTCATAGCGGCTGTGATCCTGTCGGAGCGTTTCCGGGCGGTGGTTCGGCCATCCGGCAGTACCCGAACTTTGTGACCGTCTACGACGACGTCGTGGGCGCTCTCATGGGAATGGGTAGACCGGAGGGTTTGGACTGTTGCCTCTCCCACCAGTCGGGGATCATGATGGGTTTGCCAGGTCACAACCCCACCTCCAACTGTTCGGGTTCGGTGAAGCCGCATGCATCGAGGAAGCCGGTATGGTTCACCAGGTCGGCTTCACTGCGGCGATGATGTGTGTTCGACTTTTCACCGACCGCCAACACGACAGCCAACGCTGTAGAGGTTGGATCCGCCTCGAACCTCTCTAACAACACTGTGACCGGATCAGCCTTGGTGGCCTGTCCGAGCAGGTTCAGCACCGGGGCGGCCAGGAACCGTTCCGAATCGATCAGCAGGCGGATCGCCTGTGAGAACACCTGACCGGTCGGCACATCCGCCGGGTTGGTGAGGAGCTTCCGGTAAAAGACGTCCCGCTGTTTCTTTGCTTCCTCGTCGCGCGTCGCCTTTTCAGCCCGTTGCTGCTGCTGGGCGGCACGGGTTTGCTGTTCGGTCAACCAATCGTCAGCGACCTTCGCCGGTGAGTCACCGTCTGGGTAGTGGCGGGCCGGTGACAGGCAATACCAGTTCACCGTGACAGTACGTAGCCCCTGTTCCCACCCGTCAACCACCCGAAACCGGGAACATGGCTCTGACCGGTGGGCGTCACCATCGACCGGAAGAAAGAAAGGTGAAACCAGTTTGGCAGTGCGGGCCTCATCCAAACCGAGTTCCACAGCACCCGACGTTTCCGCCTCTACAGTAAGCTGTCGTCTCATCGTGGTGAGGTTGGCTTCCCGCACCCGACTTGAAATCGTCGTCTCAACCTCGTGCGGGTCAGGGTCGTCAGACTCGAGAATGTCGGTGATGTCGGTGAGGAGACCCGTCTGGTCGATACCGGCCGTATCCAACGCTTTCGCCAGTTGGTAGCCGTCCTCCACCCTCACCGAACCCGACCTCACATGAGACGCCACATCGGCCGGTAACGCCAACAGGCGAAGGCGTTTCGACACATGCCCTTTCGACCGGGCCACCCGTTCTGCAATGTCCGACTGGGTCCACCCCAGCCGAAGCAGCTCCCCGTAGCCGGCAGCTTCGTCAACCGGATCCAAATCAGCCCGATGCAAATTCTCGACCAGTTGCGTCGCCCGGGCGTCCTCCTCCAAAACCAGATCAGGACGGAGAACAGCCGGAATAGTTGTATCGCCGGCGACAATCGCAGCCGCCAACCGTCGGTGACCGGTAACCAATATCCACTCACCTGTACGGTCAGGATGAACCCGAACGGTGACCGGTTGCAACACCCCGATCTGACGGATCGATTCCGCCAAATCAGTCAAATCACCCAGACTGGTACGCGGGTTACCCGGATCAGGCCACACCTTCTCAACCGGCAGCAACGCCGTAGACGGGGCAACATGCCCGGATTTCATATGCCACGCTCCGAAATCAGCTTCCACACCAGAGCCGCCGCATCCGTATCTTCCCGCACCATCTGTTCACCAGCCCGTTGCAGCCGACGCAAATGACGTTCCGATACACCCAACTGGGCGGCCACCACCAACCGTCGAACCTCAAAATGATGGCGGGCGACAAAAGCCACCAGCCGGCGGGCCCGGAGCGCGCCGGCTGTCCGCGTCCCATCCGACACAGACTCCTCCGACGTGCCCACCGCCGCAGCAACCCGACCGATCAGATCAAGAAAGGCAGGGTCGAGGACAGGAAGGGGAATCCTCGACCCTGCGTGGCAGGAACCGGGCTGCAAAGATCCCGGTGAGGGTCCTGCCAAAACAGTCATATCAAACGCGTCGCGGACGAGTTCACGACGCCTCCGACAACGCACCTATGCAGTACGGGCACGGTCGGCCCCTTCCTTGTAGAGGGTCTGGGCGATATCGGGGTTCTGTTGGAGCTCGTCGCGGAGGTCGCACGCTTCTCGCTCAGAGGTTGTTTTCCCAACGATGACCGGGTGGCCGGCCCAGGTTTCTCGTATCCCGATGAGGAACCATTTGGTGTCGGGGGCGAACGCTTCTTGCTCCTCATACACCGAAACGATCACGAGGCGGCCACCTTCTTGACCGTCTGCCGAGTCCGACGGCGCATCACGCGCTCACCGAGCACCTTGCAGATGGCTTCGGGAGCGGGTTGGCGGTCGAATGTTGAGCGCATGCCCTGCCCCGCCAAGCCAAGCCCTGCCGGGCCCTGCACAGCCTGTGGGTGGGGAGACCGCCACTTCCCAGAACGGTCTCCCCACCCAACCCTTGCCGTCGTCCGGTTCATGCCTAGTTTCCGCCAGAAACCGCGCACGGACGACAAACCAAACCCAACACGGTGCGACGAAAAACACCAACCCGGTCGCGGTCACCACAAACCGGGCAACAGGCCGGGTCTAACAGGTTTTCGGGTGGGGTAGCAGGCGCTGGTGTCGGTACAGGCGGAGGCGGAGAACCTCCATCATCAGCCTGGCCGACCACTCCCACCCCACCCGAAACGTTGAACACCCCGAAACGTTGACGACCGAGACTGACCCTGGTCGCTGTGTAACGGTCGAGACGGTACAACATTATGAAACCTCCGTATCAAGGCGAAGCCAGGCGGTCAACGACAACCAGGCCGGAACAACAAACAACAGAACCGCCGCCAAGTCACCAAACCAGGCGGCCGTGATCAGGAACCCGAACGACAAACCAGTCGTAGCGTTGAGGAAACGAGACCACATCAGCCGGCACTCCCCTCAACAAGTGACAAAGACGCGGCCGGGCGGCCGGCATCGATCAGACGGGCAACCTCCGACGGGGAGACCCGCCACTGGCCACGTATCTTCGAACCCAGCAACTCCCCCGACTGGACCATCGACAGAGCCGTGTTGTGATGTACGTTCAACGTGTCACACACCTGCGCCAACGTCAGCAGCCGAGACGACTCGGCACCGGCCTCGAGCACATCAGCCTGTGACCGCAACACCTGCGCCTGGGCTTCCAACGCGGACGCTTGGGTACGAAGGAGTTCAACAGTCGTCACAAGGCCACCTCTGGAGTTGATCCGACAGCCCTCGCCAGCCACTCATCAACAGCCTCGCTTGTGTATCCGAAGAAACGTCCGGTGTCAGGATTCGTTGCCCAATGCGGACCGCGCCCCTGGGAACGCCAGTTCCGCAGGGTTCCTGGGGAGATTCCGAGCTTCGAGGCGGCTTCGTCCTCGGACAGGAACGGCTTGTCGGTATCGTGCATAGGCATGAACTTACACGCCTGGTCATGCTAGGTCAAGCATTGTAAACTACATGACTACTTGCATCGTTGTAGTTTGCTAGCAACAGCAAGCAAATACCGGGAGTGACTAGTCAAAAAGGTGAACTACATGTGGCACGCTTGCATTGGGCCGCCAAACCCGTCACCATGCATCACTAGATGTCACAGTCGTGGACCGAAGCAGCGGCACTATTGAGGCGATGGCGCACACGGAGCGGGCTCACGCAGCCAGCGCTGGCGGAGCGGCTAGGTGTCTCGGTATCGACAATCGCCCGCATAAGCAGAGCGACTGATGACGATCACCCCAACACAAGACCTGACGTTCTTTTCGGTCTTGCCAAGTTGATGGACCGAAGCGGCGCAGCCTTCTTGACACACCTCGGGTATGAGGATTTGGCGGCAGACCTGCGTGATGAACTTGGACCGCAGCACATCCAAGTCGGCACCGTTTCGGAGAGAGAGACCGCTCACAACGTGGACGTAACCGACGACACTGGCCTGTCCGACCAAGTGCGGCATTCACTGTCATACGGTGGTGCCGAACTCTCCCCCGAAGAGGAAGCCCGAGTACTCGCCTACATCGAGGGAATGCGCTCCCGATGACTCGGCAACGATCGCGCACAAGAGATGACCCCCCAGCCGGGAGTTCGTCAAATCGACGGATGAAACCGCCGACGAAGTACGCACACGGAGATTCCAGCGTGTCTGAAAAGGGTGGACACGGATGCCAAGTTCCGATAGAATTCGCGGTGCAAGAGCGGCTAACACCCGTTGAGGGTCAGGGACCGGTGAGGTCTGAGAGCCGCTCTTTGCGCGTCCATGGCAATCCGCGATGACTTCCCGCCGCACAGAGGTTGTCGCTGCCGCTCCAAGATCAGTTCTACGAGCCGCAGTGTTCGTGGACTTCTGGAACCTCATCGAGAACCTTCGACGATCCCTCGGTGATCGGTCTACCGAATTCGATTGGGACGAGCTACCGGTCGCCTTGCTCGAAGTGGGAAGCAAGATTCTCAGCACTCGCCAAGTAGGAGTGTCCCTCGACCTTCACGGCGTCTACGTGTACGGCGCACCCAGATCGTCGGGCCCCTTCACCACAAACTGGTTCCGCAACAACCTCAAGACGAAGCCGGGATTCCTGGTGACCGTGCTTGACCGCAAGCCAGACCCACACAAATGTCGGAAATGCAGAACCAGAAACGTGGTTAACCGAGAGAAGGGTGCCGACGCCTCGCTGATCTCAGACCTGATGTGGCTCGCCTGGCAAGACCGATACGACGTTGCATTTCTGATATCAGCCGACTCGGACATGATCCCAACTATTGAGCGGGTACAGATCTCGGGCAGAAGAGTCATTGCCGTGACCCCCGAAGCGAACCGAGAGCTCACCTCAGCCTGCTTCGCTCGGATAGCCATCGAGGACATGTTCATGGGCTCGTTTCACCGCTTCTTCCCCGGACTTGATGAAGGACCGGGCTACTCGAGAATGGAGGATCACCGCAGTCGGCTTCTGAGAGGAGAAAAGCGATACGACATAGAGGTCGAGTGGGCGCGAAATGACCCCACCTCCATCGATGGAATGATCAGTTGGCATCTCAGCCAGCTATTAGGAGAACCGGACCGTCAGGCTGAACTTGCGGCAGAGCTCGGATTCGAGCGTGTCCAAGGGAACCGGTTTATTCGTATTGCGGAGACCGAGGGACCTTCAGTCGACGATCTCGTTCGATTACAGCGCCAGACCGGGCGACGGCCAGAATGACTTCTTTTCGCGGTCTGCCCAGATCCGGCGGATTGTGTCCCGCCTGGTACGTAAGTTGCCACACATGGGGAAGTGGAATCCATGGACACACGCCAACGATCAGCATCCGAACGTCGACGTCTACACCACACCCTGCTCCGTCCCGGGCCTCTACTTCCCCGACGAACACGCCATCATCATCGCGGAGGGGCAGAGCCGGATCATGCGTCGATCCGTGCTCGCCGAAGAGCTCGCCCACCTCGAGCTTGGTCACCGACCCCACTCCAACCGCATCGAAACGGAACGGATGGAACTACGGGCACGCAGGTGGGCCGCCCTACGTCTCATCACCCTCGACGAGCTCGCCGACGCCATCGTCGGGACCGCATCCTGGTTTGAAGTTGCCGAGTATCTGGATGTTGACGAATCGTTGTTGAGGCAACGGTTGGGAGACCTGACCGTATCCGAAAGGGGAACGTTGTGGAAGAAGATCGGACGGAAAGAGCTGGGACTGTGATCCCACAGCAACAGAAGATCGTTGTCGGAACCGGAGCTGTCCTCATGGTTTTAGGGAGTTTCATGCCGTGGGCGACAGCAGGGATTTTCAGTGTTGCCGGGACGGACGGTGACGGAGTGATCACTCTCGTTCTTGGCGTTCTGATCGGAGCTTCGATGCTTCAGAAGGTGGCCAACTTGCGGGTGGTAGGGATGGCTGTTGTTCTGGTGAGTGCGGTCTGTGGTTTGATTGTGATCTCTGACGGCATGGACCTTGGAGATGCTGCAGGAATGGGGATATTCGTAGTTGGGGTGGGGGCGATTGTCGCAGCGTTCGGTGGCATTCAGATAGTCAAAGAGTCGATAGTCAAACGTCCATGAGCGGCTACATTCGCCCGGTCGGGTCGGACCGTTGGCAGGTGATGTTTGATGTGTCCCCGGATCCGGTCACAGGCCGGCGGCGGCGCCGGTCGCGGACCATCAGTGGTACCCGTGACGACGCGGTCGCAGAGCTTGCCCGCATCCAACAAGAACTCTCCGACGGGCTGTGGATCGACGACGGGACCATGCGCCTCACCGACTTCACCGAACTCTTCATCGACGCCCGCCGGCGTCGGTGGCGGCCAACCACCGAATCCTGGTATCGGCAGAAACTCGCCTACGCCACCAAAGTGATGGGACATCGGAAACTGTCCCAAATCACCGGCGGATCGTTAACCGTCTTCTACGGACGGCTCCTCGACCGGGGTCTCTCCCCCACCACCGTGCAACACGTCCACAGGGCACTACGGGCAATGTTCCGCGCTGCAGTGAAATGGGGATACCTCAAAACTGACCCGTCCGAACGGGCCGAACCCCCAACAACCCAAAGACCAAGAATGCAAACCTGGACTGCCGGGCAGCTCGCCCTGTTCCTCGAGGAGGTTTCCGGGCATCGTTTCGGTATCGCCTACCTGATCGCTGCGATGACCGGGATGCGACGCGGAGAGGTAGCCGGCCTGCGCTGGACGGACATCGCCGACGACTACACGACGATGACGATCACCCAAACCATCACCGTCGTCAACGGCCGCACCCACGTCGGACCACCCAAGACTGGGGCGGGGATCCGGCGGATCGCTTTGGACGAAACCACCGGACGTCTACTGCGAGCTCACCGCGTCACGCAACGGGAAACCTGGCTAGCCATGGACGGAAACTTTGAAGACCTCGACCATGTCGTCGCCTGGCCTGACGGGAGACCAGTCCACCCCGACCTCATCTCCAAAGCCTTCCGGAAACTCGTCGACACACTCGAACTACCAGCCATCCGACTCCATGACCTCAGACACACCTACGCCACACTGGCGATGGAATTGGGCGTCAACGTCGTTGTCATATCCGAACGACTCGGACACGCATCACCAGCAATCACCACCAACCTCTACACCCACGTCCGAGACCACATGGACCGAGACGCCGCAGAGGCCATCGCGGATGCGGTACGTCGGCCGCGAGAACAGCCAGAAGGTCGGCTGCTACACGGCGACTAGATCAGTGTGGCGGAGGGTTGTCGGTTCCGCCTTGGTCCACTCACCGTGGGGGCCTTCGTGATCGAAGCCAGGGAAGGCGTCATCAAGGGTGGGCCAGTCAGGAGTGCAACCACCCGCAGCATGGATGGCACTGCGGATTGCACCGAGTCCCACCTCGAGGGCGGCACCCTCGGTGTCACCACCGGCTACCAGTTCGATTGTCACTAACCCAGTCTTCAGGTCGGCGGAAATGGTTTCGTCGTGGACATCGAGATGACCAAGATGGTCGAGTACTTCGTACACGTGCTCCTCGAGTGACCGCTCATCGAGTTCGTTTTGTCCGACCACGGTGAATGGTACTTCGATGTGTAGCCAGATCACGCGCCCTCCTCCTTGCATGCCCGGTCAGCCCAGGATATCAAGTTCTTGACGTAGTTGGGATCCGATGGACTCATGTGAACCGATCTTATGTGTGCCCCACAGGGACAGTATCCGCGGAAGTACTTGGCTCCTTTGCGCCGCTCGAATCGCCATCCGGATCCCTCAAGGTTCCGCATTGCGTCTTCTATGTCCTTTTTCGGATGTTTGGGGCGCACTACTTGAGTGACATTATCAGCCCGGCCGCGCGACGGGTCCGCGACGTTCCCAGCGCCGATGGGGTCATGTGGCACCTGGTTGACAGGTGGGGACCGCGCGAAACCCCTGGTAGGAGTCATGTGGGCCGATACGGGTACCTGATCGTAAGCCTTTTAATCCGAAGGTCGCGGGTTCGATCCCCGCCGGGCCCACTGAGCGAAGTGCCTGGTCAGCGTAGGTTTTTCGACCTCTCGTGAGACAGCTCCACAACCTCCGGTCCGCCCTGGTCCGCGTATGGTCCGCCAGAGTGGACTCACGAGCTGTGACTCTCAACCAGATGGAAATTGTCCACCAACCATTCGGCCGCCGGGGTAAGCAGAGCCTCCTCCCGAATTACCTTCGACAACTCCTGACAGGAGGAGAGAAGGACCTCACCGTTATCCGCCAGACGCCGGGAGATGAGTCACAATCGTCCGTCCCGCCCAGTCAGTTCCTGGGCCTGGCGGGCTGTCACCGACAGAAGGCCCAACGGATGGCGGAGGGCGGCCATCTATTTGTGAAGGCCGGCTAGTGACCGCTTGAGGGGGTCCGACTGCTGGGCGTGCCAGCCGACCGCGGCGAGCAAGGCTCGACGAAACGGCCACTGGCGGCCACAACCCACAACAAGCAGGGTGGACGGTTGGCTCTCCGCCGCCCACCGTGGGGCGGCCCGGCTACTTGTCGAGGAGGAGCAGGGCGCCAGTTGCCAGAGCGACGACGGCGAGGATCTTGTCGGCACCGTCAAAGGTGAACACGCCGAGAAGCACCAGGGCCCAGAAGACCAGAACGATCGCCAGGGCCTGTTGCCAGAACTTTGGTTTTCCCAGCTTGAGCTTCATGAGAGTCTCCAATGGTGCATCAGCCGAACGCGCCGAAGATGCTGAGCCCTCCCAGGAGGAACCCGATGACGAGAAGGACCGCACCGAGAAGTATCCTGCGCCGGAACAAGTACATCGCCCCGACGATCAGGCAAACCACGCCGATGGCAACGCTGACCGTCACCGTGGTCGCTGCGACAATCAACGACATCACTGCCTCGCTCGGATGGTGCGAGTTCGTTGTGATCTACCCACGGCGCCGCCTCCAGCCGAAGCCGCCACCGAACACCACGACCAGCACGACAATAAGGATGATCCATCCAGTGGTGCTCATCTTTCCTTCCTACCTTTCTGAGATCGAGTGA